AGGTGCTAATAATGTTCCGGTACCTTGTGCATGACAACCAATGTAAAATGTACTTCCTTCTTTTACCGGAAGCGTTACGATTGGAATTTGCAGCTGACATACGAAACGAATTAACGGCTGAATTGTAATATCAGTTTCCAGGTGCATAACGTCATTAACTTCGTTCCACCCCTTGCGGTTGTGTGCCGGCTTAAAGTTAGTTAAAGAGAGATCCTTTAAAACGCGATTGTTATCATTTAACCATGAAAATTGAGAAAGGTAAGCCGTTGGAAAACTAATTTCTAACGTAGAAACGTCCTTAATTGCGCCGGTTGCTGTAATCACTTCAATAACATCAAAATAGATGCGATTGATAACCATAGTTTCACCCACTTGTAAGCGGTTTTCTTGGATATTTGCAAAAGGAAAAACAGACGTATTCACATTACGGAAAAAGTCCAAAGTAACATTTGAAGCCACCGGCAAATAGTGGAACACTTCAAAAGTCGTTAATTGTTGATTTTTAATACCAGGATTCCCAAAACGGTTTGAAGCTCCTACAATTTTACGGATTTCTGAACTTGAAGGGATAACGCCGGCACTTTGTGCGCGGTTTCTTAATTTTTGTCCTGGACGTCCAGGTAAGCCAAATTTTCTCATTTTTTTATATTTTATTAAATTAATTTTTTAGTAATTACTTACGTTTACATATTCCGGGTAAAGATCATCCGCCAAATAAATAGGATCCGCCAAATAAACCGGCTCGCCCATTTCGTCCAACATATCGTCCTCGTTCATTTCGTCTAAATATTGGTACGTTCCATCTTCTGCCAAATAAACCGGCTCCCCCATTTCGTCCAAATATTCCGGGTATTCTTCCAAAGATTCATCATCTGCGAAAGCCGTTTCATTCATTTCGTTAAGTCCTGACATTCTTTTACTTAAAGAATAACCAAAAGCGCCGGCCATACCAGACGAAACATTGGGCATTTTTAAAACGCTATACGTTAAAAAAGAAAGGCCCAAAGCAATACCGGTACGCGCCAAAGGGTTTTCAATGTTTTCATTAATAATAGGTTCAACCATTCCATAAGTATAACCACCCAAAGCGCCGGATATAATTCCTTTTGCTGCTTCGCGTGTTGTTGCCGGGGTAAACATTTCCGACAAAATACCTTTTTTGCTTGTGCTTCTGCGTCTGCTTATTCTTTTACGGCCTACCTTACGGCTTAAACCTTCGGAAAGTGAACGGCTGCGCTTACGCGGTGCTCTTTTTTTTCTTTTCATTAGTTTCTTAATTAAATTTATATAAAACATTTACTTTTTTCGTGTCAATAAATAAGCAAGTCCACCAACCACAACGGCGCCGCCAATTAGAACGGCCGGGTTTTTATAAAAAGGTTTGCTTTCGGTTCCGGTTGAGGATCCGGCAGAAGGTTCGAAATCTTCGCCACCTTTTCCGGTAAATTTTGAAACTACGCCGCCTACTGTATCAATAGCGCCCTTAAAATCAAACGGCTTGCGGTTTGCTTTGCGTTCGTCCCTGGCTGTTTGTCTTTGGTTTTTGCGTTCGTTTTTATCTTCCTTACGTTGTTCGCGGTTTGCTTTGTTGGTTGCCTTTTGGTCTTTCTTTTCATCGCGGCGCGCTTTACGATCTGCGCGGCTGCTCAAAAAATCGTCTTCATTAAGGCCGCCCGGTGTTTTTGGTTGAAAAGGCCCTAATATATTCAATAATTTTTTATATTGATCGGTGGGCATGCTGTCAAATTTATCTTCCCTTATAAAAATTCCACCGGTACCGGCTTCAAAATCAGGAACAAATAAATAAGGGTTTCGCGTTTCTTCGCCTTCTGCTAATTCTAAATACATTTATTTATAGTTTTTAATTTCTAAATTTTTCACGCGTTCGTTTAAATAATCGTGCTTTGTTTCAAGGATCCCAAATTTATTTTTGATTTCGTTTAAACTTTTTGCAATTACAAATAATTGCGAAATTGCCAAAACGGCAAAAAACGAAATTAGAGAGATAATTAATTTTATATAAAATTCGGTTTCCATGGTGGCGAAGGCTTCATTTTTTTAATCTATTAATTTTCCTTTTTTCCTTAAATATCTTTGTTCAAAAAAACGTATTAAAAAGCCGGCTATTAAAGTTATAATAGATCCGGTTATTTCGTTCGGTACCTTTGGTATTATTTGATTGTTTGTAATTGTTGCCACATTTACTCCGGTTGTTAAAATTGTTTGTATTGTTGTACTATCAACCTGGGCCGTTAAAGATCCAATAAAAACAATAAATAAAAAAGTAAATAATTTTTTCATATATTCAAAAGTAACACAAAATTAATTTTAAATTTTATTTTTAAAGATAATGTTAATAACTACCACTTTTCCCAATTAACCGGCAATTCTTGTATAAGTGGGTACGTTCGTTCCTGGTTATATTTTTTATTGGTGAGATCCAACACTTTACGGCTTCCCTTCCAATAAATAACCGTATAAATATGAACCGGCGCGCCTTTGCTTCTACCTACTAAAATGATTTTCACATTTTTCCACCCCTGGGCTATTATTAAAGCTATTGTACTAATTGTAAAGCAGTCGCAATCCCCGGCGCCTGGTACATTGTGCCAATTATTATTTAATAGTGTTGGTAACGTCTGCAATAATTCTATTCCTTTCGGATCATTTTTATATGTTACGCGCTTTTTTAACCAATAAAATAAGGTTTCCGGATTTTTGAAGGCCGGGCATCTATTAAGGGCATAAGGTACACTATCAATTATCTGAATTTTGATATGCTTTAACGTATCGTTAATGTCTTTGTATTGTTGTTTCTTTATCATGGCCTTAAAAAGGTAAATCTCCCTCCCATTCTACTATTGGGCTGCTTTCTTCTTCAATAAAATACTTAAACATTTTTTTTTCTTCTTTGTCGGCTTCAAATCCTTTATATAAAATAGGGTTATCTTTCGGCTTATACTTTAAAATTAACGATTTTTCTAAAATGTCAGCTTCTTCCGGGGTTTCGCAATATGTAACAAGTACTTTAACTTTAAAAGGATCATAAGTTATACGGATCTGCGTTGGATCGTTCCAACTTTGAAAATGTCGGTACATTGTTTTATATAAATTTGTACTACTAAAACCAACGTACAAAAGTTTTTTACCTTTATATATCATATAAACACCTGGAACATTTTTTATATTAAATACGGTTTTCCTTTTACCTTTTACCATAGTGTACGGAAATTCCTTTTTTTGTTTATATATCATAGCTTTGTTCTTGTAATATGATCCAATTATCAATATATGAATAGCGGCCTAATAATGTAGCTTTTTTTTCTAATGCTGCTAATTTACACGCTTTTCCATAATCAATTTTAGCGCTTTTGTAATTATCGTATGTTTTCATTTTATAACCTTTTGCAGTTGGTGTATAAACTTTCCATTGTATAAATATATCCATAAAGCAAATATAAAAAAAAAGCCGGTATAAATAACCGGCTTTTTTTTACTCTAATTTTTTAAAATTGCTTTGCTCAAAATTATTCAATGAATAAACATTTTTTTTATGGATCAATTCGGTAAATTCTTTGTGTATGGATCCGGTTATATCATTTAATAAATTTTCATAATAGCCGGTTATCAAAACTAAATTATTACTATACTGAATAAGTTTAACGAGTTCTGCGCCTTCGTTTGGAGTTAAAGAAATTTTATAATTTTCTCTATTACTAAAATTGCTGTTTTCGTTTAACTTATTAATTTTTTGTAGCAGATTGTTTATATTAAAAAAACATATATAGTCCAATTCGTTAAAATTAGCACAATACATATAATTTAAAATTTTATAAAATTCTGGTAACTGCCACTTCTTCAAATTTATATTAATGTTATACATTTTTGCGGCCCTCCGTTTCTTGCATCGCAACAAGTTTTAAAATTTGAGTATTTAGTTTACCTTCAACAAAATAAATTTTATCACTTTTTTTTATTGTTGGATCGTTAAAATTTTTTGAAAGCATTTTATAAACTTCAAAATTATATTGCGCTTTATCGGTTCCGGCTTCCTTATCAAAAGTAACCCAAATAACGGCCGTTTTTATTTTATGTTGAACGCTTAAAATGTAGGTTATTAATTTTGTGAGGCCTTCACATTCATCGTGAATAATGTTTTTTATTTTGTTTTCGTATTTATGGTAAATATCATACGAGTAATGAACGGAAGCGTTGCCGTCTTTATAATAACATTTTAATTTAAAGCGGCTGTAATCGGGCTTCCATTGGTTGCGCTTTTTTTTATCTTCCTTCGCCTGGATCGGCTTTAAAAATTGCGCGGCTAAATCGGTTAGATTCAAATTTCCGCTTCTTTGGTTCGTGGTTTCCATAGTTTTTTTAGTTTTTTTTTTGGCGCGAAAGGTACAGTACTTACAGTACTAACGGAACGTATTTACAGTACTTTACTGTACGTACTTAAAAGGTTAATTTTCTATTTTACAGTACCTAAATTTTTAGGTAAAATAAAAAGGCTTCGCCCTTACCGCGGCCCTTCGTGCCTGGTTAAATTATAATTATACGCGCTTCCGGAAGCTATTTTAAAATAAAAAGGATTTTTAAAACCTTTTTTGTTTATCGTTACAATAATAGTATTAAATTTGTTTATCCATTACAAAAAAGTAACATACTTTTCCACACGTTACTAACAACCTTTTGTATTTGTTTATCGGTAAAACGGCCTATTTATAGGCCTTTTTGCTTTGCGCTTGTTAATAACTTATATTATGTTAAGTAGAAAACAAAGTAAAAAAGTAGAAAAGCGCAGCAAATTCGATACATTTTTAGGCAAAAAAAAGCCGCTTTAATAAATAAAGCAGCTAATTAATTAAGATCAGGACATAAAAAAAAGGCCCTACGGCCCTTTTCTTCTCGTTTGCTCAATTATAAGAAAGCACTAAAATTATAATTTCATAGCAATTATAGCACCGTTATAAGCTGACGCGCTTCTTCTTCGCTTTTTTATAATAACGGCAATAAAGAAAAATCTATTTTTTGCGTGTTAATGATGCAATACCAAGGAACACCACCGCGCCGGCAAGCATAAAAACAGACGTTTTAATTAACTTGTTTGTTTGTTCGGTTGTTTCTATCTTTAATGTTGGGAGATCCGCGTTTATTTTAATTTTTTCGCGCCCGGTTATAAGATCAATTAAATTTTGGCCGTTTCTTTTCATAAGTTATATATATTAATAGGGCCGCCAGGGCACTAATTACAATTTTTTTTTTATTATTCTTAATAAATGAAAGAATAGTATTTAATTGGGTACCAGGATCCGGAGATAAAACCGGTTCCGTTGGTTGTGTTGGTTGTGTTGGGCCGGTTGTGTCGCCTATTAAATTAAATCCTTCTAAAATTGCGGCTTCATTTGCCGTTGTTCCGGTTTCTACTTTTGTTATTGCCCTGACTATTGGGATAAGATCCGCGTAACTTGTTAAAATAGTATTTTTATTAATACCGGTCATTTTTTCAACACTATTAATATAGGCCGTTGGTACATTATTATCTGATGCCGGCGCGTAAATAGGGAAAATTTTTGCGATTGTATTATTTCCTTTATCCAGGTAGCCACCTTTCAACACTTTAAATAGTGCGCGATACCCATAAGGTAAGGAAGTGAACACACGAAAGCCGGCCGTTTTACCCGGTTTTATATCCGGCGGCAAAGTTTCGCCAATAAACGGAGTACTATATTTGCCATTCTTTATAAAACTTCTAATGTTCCCGGGGTTGTTATTCTTTAAAGCCATATTAAGACAAATTTAAAGAAGCCAGGCGCTGCAAAGCCATATCTTTTCCGCTTCCGGTTATATCGTACCAAAGTTCAGACTTTATCCAATCGGTAAGGGTTTCGCCTTCGCCGTAATTAGTGTTAAAATGATTATAAACGGCCGTAACCATATCGCCGCTTGGTAATTCGGCAAGCTTAGTCCAGACTTGATCCTTTGTACCTGACAATGTAAAAAGTCCGGACATAACATTATATAAATCTTTACTAAGGGTTGCCGGGTTCCAAAACACCGGCGCGCCGGTTGATGTATTACCAACCACCGGAAGGCCGGCGCCACCTTGCGGCAATTTTATCGGATCCGGTTGGTTAATTATTTTTTTAATTCCGCGATAAACAATAAAGCCGCCACCCAATAAAATAGCGCCTTTAACAAGCGGCGGTAAATCTGCAAAAAGTTTTTTTAACATTTTTTTAAGTTCTTTTTTTTGGGTTAGTCATTTTAACGGCCATAGTTAAGCCGCTTATAATTGTTCCTCTAACAATGGGAGTAACTTTGGTACTTTCTAATTCATAGACATCAAAAAGGTGCTTTAACATTTGCCCTAACGTATCTGAATTTCTTAATTTATTTAATGTTGCTTCGTCCATTTGTTTCGTGTTTTTAAATTTTTTACTCTTGGCCTTCGCCTTCGTTTGTTTCTTCTTCCTCTAAAAATGTTTCAAGCAATAAAGCATGAAGGCCCGGCGCTTCCGTTTCGGTCATTTCTAAAACTTTGAAAAATTGTTCGTCTGTTAGTGTTTCAATTTCGTTGAAAAATTCTTCAACGGCTTCACGATCGTTAATGTTTGGCCACATAGTTATATTTTTTTTTATTGGTTGTTTTCGTGTTGTTGTATGTCTTTCTTGTAAACTTGCTTCTTTAATATCTAATTCTCTTTTCCGGGTGCTAAAATACTGATCTAATATAGGCGCTACGGTCGGCATGATTTCAGAAAGCCACCCGGTTAAATTGTTTGTAGGTTGTTCTTTTAGTCCTTCCGTTTCTTCCTGCTCTAAATCGGTTTCCAAATCAGATACGCGCTGCTTCAAAATTTCGTTTTCTATTGTTAATGTAGTAACTTTTTGATTCATTTCAAAAAATGATTCTTTACTTAAAAAATTATCTTCCGGCGCCTGAATCATTTGTTTTATTATTGGTGCAGCTGCTGACAAATTAACGTCTGCGTTTTGTGTTAATTTACCTTTATTAATTGGAAAAATGTCGGCCGTTCCTTTGCTTCCGTAGTTATACATACAATGTATATAGTAATTTCCGTCCGGAAGCATCGTAAAACGGCTTTCTATTTCTTTAAATTTAGGATCTAACGGCTTTCCGGCAGTATTATAAGGAACTATTGTAATACCGTTACTATCTTTTAAACATACAGACTTATAGCCAATATCCTTAATTTTTTTTTTTAGGGTTGCGGTTGTTTCGTGTTTTTGCATAGTTTTTATTTATTTGTTTATCGGTTGTTTTTTTCAAAAGGTTCATTTACTAAAACGTATCCTACATTTAATAAAGGAAAAGTAAAGGCACATTCAAGTTCATTTTGTGCCGGCGGTTGTAGTCCGGTATTTCGGTCTATATCGGATCTTAAATTTTCGTGCCACCCTGGATTCAATGTCCTACCGGATAAGCCACCATAAGGAATAAATTGAGGCCCAAAAGGAGTTAATAAAGTTTCAACAACCGTATTTTGATACGGTACGCCGCCTGGAAAAGTTCCGTAACCTTGCGGCCCTGGATCTTCGGTAGTTACGTCTTGTAAACGGTTAAAATTGTTAACCATTTGTAAAGAATCATATAAATTCCAAATATCTATATGGCAATCTGTTTTGTGTACTTGGTAAGTATCATATTTATCATAATTTGTTAAAGGCATATAAAACTCCTTTTGTCCTGTGTTTCTAATAGAATTTTGTATTAAAAAATTAGATCGATGAATAAATACAAATTCATTCCCGTAACTTTTGAATTTTAAATTATGAATACAACGCGCAAAAGGTTCCAAAGGATCATGCAAAGTATCAACTTTTCTATCCATAAAATTATAGAAAGTAAAATCAGTTATAACAATATAATTGTTACGCGGTACCGGGATCCGTTGGGATCCGGCTATACCGGTACACCAATTCGCGTATTTTCCTTTCCCGGAGTGTATAAGATCAATTAAATTTTGTGTTATCATTATTTTATTAGATAAAATGTAATTGAAGCGTTCCGGTTAGGCCGGAAGTAAAAAGATCAAAACGAAAAACATCTTTACCGGTTAAAGGTTGTAAAAATTCAAAATACCCGGTTGTTATGCTTGGGCCGTTGTCCTGGCTATTTAATTGAATACTTGCGTTGTCAATAATTTTGTTATTGTTTAACGTCATTGTGAATGTATCAGTAACGGCGCTTCCGGTTGTAAAAATAACGCCTAATAATAAGCGCGCATCTCCTGGTAATTGAATGTTGTTAATTGTAAATTGACCAAGTGAAGCAATAAAGGGAACACCGGTAATACGCGGTTGCATGTTAATAAATTTCCTAACATCTTGCATAGACATATTAGAATTAAAGGCCGGGAATTGCGGAGTACCTATGGCGCTTTTGTTTGCCGTTTTTGGGCTGCTTATCATATTATAAACGTCTTTTCTTACTCCGGGAGTAATGCGTTTACTTAAATTGTATCTATTCATTTTTTTTATTTTAAAATTAATTAAAAAAAAGAAAGGGCCGCCACATTATGGCGGCCCTTAACTTCGCCTTTCGGCACTATGCAGCTTCACGAAGCGGCCGCAAAGTCTTATTATTAGTACGTTGTTTTAGGTGCTAATAATGTTCCGGTACCTTGTGCATGACAACCAATGTAAAATGTACTTCCTTCTTTTACCGGAAGCGTTACGATTGGAATTTGCAGCTGACATACGAAACGAATTAACGGCTGAAT